TTTCAAAGTTATAAATGATTTTGCCATCAGCGTCTTTTTCAACGAATTTAGGTAATGCGATGCTAGCGAGATTGCAAACTGCAATTTCATCTTGGCTGGTATATTCGCATATTTCATGGCAGAGGTTGCTAGATTGTATCGTGCCTAGATTCTTTTGATTATTTTTCTCATTTATAGCATCTTTAAAACCTAGATAAGGCATACCGGTTTCAATCTGGGCTTGTAAGAACATTTCCCAAATCTTGCGGGCTTTAACGACTTTATTGCCGCGACCTTCCCTCTCGTATTGGGTATATAGTTCTTCAAACTCCCGGCCATACTTAAGATAGAGACCCGGGCACTTATCGGGACACATGAGAGTCCAATCGGCATCTTCTTCAACTCGTCGCATAAATAGGTCGGGTGTCCAAAGGGAATAAAAGAGATCGCGGGCACGTTCTTCTTCAATGCCGGTATTAAGTCGCATCTTTAGGAAATCTTCTATATCGGCATGATGTGGTTCTAGGTACATAGCTATGCTACCAGAACGCTTGCCGCCACCTTGGTCAACATATTTAGCGGTTTCGTTAAATACTTTTAACATAGGAACAATACCATTGCTAGTCCCATTAGTTCCACGAATACGGGTACCTTTAGCCCTGATTTTATGAATGGCAATACCTATACCACCTGCATGTTTACTGATTTTCGCACAATCGCTAACGGTTTTGAAAATACCATCAATACTATCATCATTTATAGACATTAGGAAACAACTAGATGCCTGTTCTCGGCGTGTTCCCATATTGAATAAAGTAGGAGTAGCATGAGTAAAAAACCCCTCTGACATCATTTTATAGGCCTTCAAGGCTTCTTTTAGGTCATCTTTATGAATTGCGAGCGCTACACGCATAATCATATGCTGTGGGCGTTCAATTATCTTCGCACCAATTCGTAGTAGATAAGCCCGTTCTAGAGTCTTAAATCCAAAATAATCATAATTGAAATCCTTATCGTAATCTAGAGTAGCATTTATTTTTTCTTTGTTATCCATTACCATCTTATAAAGCATCTCATTAATTAGCGGGCTAGGAGCACCGTGATAATCTTTATTATCCCATAATACTTGGACTACTTCACTATAGCTAGGACTGGTATTCTTGTGATGGTTAGATACGATGATACGAGATGCTAGCCGCCCATAATCGGGATGGATAGTAGTCTTAGCAGCACATATTTCTGCAGCTAGTTCATCTAGCTTATTAGTTTCTACACCATCATAAATTTGGGTAATTATAAGCTGTGATACTTCAATAGGATTGATTTTCAGGTCTTTAGAAAGCTTTTGAATACGTTTAAGACACTTATCAAAAGATACTTCTTCCCGTTCACCAGTACGTTTAACCACATACATTGTCTCTGCCATTGTTGATATATTGGTATCTTGTTCTAATATATCGGGTTTATCGGATTTATCTATTTTATCTATTCTGGGGGGCATAGTGTGATTAAGACAAATCAATTTTTTATATTCTATTATTTAATATGCTAGAGGTTCGGTAAACTATTTTTCTAAAATTATTTTAATTTTGGAACTTGCTAGAATATATAAATACGTCTAGAACTAATATATTGGGATAACAATATGTATAAATTATTTTTTTAGATAATTTTTATATAATTTATTGAAAATATAAATTATTATCTAGTTTTTCGATTGCACTAATTTTTCAAAGTTTATAGTATTTAAATAAAATTTATTATTATTGTTATTTATTTTTTTAGTACCTTTTTTAATTTTATTTAAATTATTGTGTGCACGTTTATTTAAATTAGTAATCTCTCTTCCACTATCTAATGTGGGATTAAAACCATTTTTTCTAAATGCAGATACATAACATCTATATCCTGCTAATCCACCTACATTAAAAAGTATATATTTTATAGCTAGTTTATTATGATCTATTAATAATTCAATAAGTTTATTACATAATTTATGTCCTCTAAAATCAGGATGAACTTCCACATATTCTATGTCTATAGTAGAATCATTATTAACTAAATATTGCAAATATCCAATAATTTTATTGTCTGCAAATGAAGACAATAAAATAGTATTGTATTTATTAATAGCTAGATTACCATCCTCTGCAAATTCAAGAAACCTTGGATAAGATATTTGTGGAATGTTTTTTCCAGGTATGGATTTAAAATCTGTTTTTTCATCAAGTTTAGTTTGAAAATCATTACGTATTTTCTGCCATTTTCTTAAATCTGGTAGTGTAAATTCATCAGGTAAAACTTTTAGTAATTTACATAATTCTAATAATGAATTTTCATTAAATTCTATAATTAAATCAATATCAGCATTATTTGCTTTATCAGGAAATAAACTATTTATTTTTATCATTGAATTATTAGATATATTATCAGTTTTACCAGGATATAAAACATCATAGATAATTTGTTTGAAATCTTTTTTCTTAATAAATTTATGTATAATTACAGGTGGCATTTGCTTATGACCAGTAATTACAGCAGATTGATTAAATTGTTGTTGTATTTGTGGTGAAATTTCTTCACCCTTAGATATAAATATTGGTTCATAAACTAAAGTATTTGCCATATCATATATATAACTAGAAAAAAATATAAAATAAAATAAAATAAAAACACTAAAAAATATATTTCATAAAATTATTCAATACCAAATGTAAAACTAGGCACTAGTATCATACTTATTTACCAGTTGAGAATTACTGAGTAATTTATTTAAATTTAGCTTTGTTTCTTTTTCACAGAAGAATTTTATTTTTTCAGAATAGAATAACTCTATCATATTATTATTCTCTAGATATGTCATAATATCGAATAAGTTCAATAGGGGATAAACTGATTCGCCCCCCGCTAGAAGATTCACATATTCTCCTTCGCAAATATTCAATACAACTAGCACCCCAACCACCTGCCCGCCAAATTTCCGGATGCGGGAAATAACATTCTCTAGATAAAAATCAGCACTACAAACAGTTTCAATTAATAATACCCGGTCATCTATTTCAATACCACCTTCTACCTTCAACCCCGCAATATTACCTTTTTGCTCTCGGTCATTACCATTATCCACAACCCATGCAATTGGTTTTTCTACACTTGTAGCAATATTAGTAGCAAATGGAATTGCACTAACACTAGTAGCACAAATACGATCATATTCCAGTGATTTAGTTTTAATTAGATTCTCTAGAAGTAGCGTGATATTATCAAATAAGGAAGGATTGCTCATAATGCGACCAATATTAGTTGCATAGGTACGTTCGCCATGTGTAATAAATTCTTTAACAGTAATTGTCTTAGTGTCAAATAAACCAGTATATATTGCAGCTTTTGCCATTGTTTTATTGTTTTATTGTTTTATTCTTTTATCCTTTTATAATTAGCACAGTTGAATTTTTACTAATACTAGACAATACTAAAGCAAAACAAGAAAAAAGAATAATAAAATAAACGGATATGCAGCCATTCAATAAATCAATAAATCAATAAATCATTTCGATTGGCTCGGTATCAAATAAGCTAGCTTTTATAGTTTTTTTAGTTTTCCTACTTCTAGAACTAGAGCTAGAGCTAGATATAGATTTCTTATGACCTAGTAAAGTAGTATTAAATTTAAGTTTTGTGGCATCAGGTCAAATAAATTATAAATTAAATTTGTGAAATTTGTGATATGATTAACTACCGGAATTAATAAACATTAATAGGCTGCAATGTGCTAGATGTATCAGGATCTCGGGTAACAATTCGAAATAGGAGTTGCGTTTGTAAGTCCATATCAATCAGTCTCCCCCAGTTAGAAACTGTACCAAATGTAATACCACCACCAATATAGGTTGTTGGATCAACTGTTTGATTTAATGAATCCATAACACCGGGTGGCGAAATATATATATTATTGATAAACCCGCGATTATTAGTATTTGCGGCACCATTGGTTTCTACATCTAGATTAAGTATAATATGGCCTTCATCACGATTTATAAATGATGTGAAAGCTTCACCATTTGCACCAGTTGCTCCAGCAAAATTCTTTAATATAATCCTATCACCGATACGGAACAATCGATTCGAAAAATATGTTGTAGTTGTTAATTTAACATATGTGTATGAACCTTGGGTGCTAAAAGGCCAGGCAAATGTTGGAACTAATTCTGTTCCAGACACTGCACCAACATTACCAGTCAGTGAAATATTTGATAAATCCAATACATCATTTTGTGTATTAATAAAGTTGCCACGTGGATCAGTAATTTCAATGCTCATTCGATTCAAACTTGCTAGTGGGTTATTATAATACTTCTTCTTTTCAAAATATGCAGGATTATATTTCATAAATCCACGCAAATATTCGCTTGAGAATCCCTGTTTAGGTGTCGATTGTACTATACTGGTTCCTACACCTGAAATATAATCAGTAGAAAGAGTATTAGTATAGAAAACCTTATCGAATATCATAGTAGAAAATGCTTTATCTACCCAATTATTAGTACCACGGAATACATTATCTAATTCCTCAATCCGTAGTAATAGATATGGATATCGGGCAAGACCCATATATATACGTGCATCAAATGGTTCAACATAAGAATCCATAGGCAGAATACTGCTTACTAATTCCACGCTTATAATATTACGATACATATTAGAAATAGTTGCACCCCCACGAAAATCTTGATTTTGATTGAACTTTACTTGGAAATTATACCGCGTTTCGCTGTTAGTTTGCTGCCAATTTCGATCTACCGAGTTAATATTGATATAATGAACTTTTTCAATATATTTGGGTTGGGTATCCCGTTGAGTCTTGACTAGCCGATTTTGATTTATTAGTATTTCTTCTGGTGGTATAGTTTGGACGGTGTCATCATTTACAATACGTTCTTCCATCCGTTCCACGTATTTATCAGTTAGGAAATTACCTTGTTCGAATAGTGCCATTGGGTTAACCGCAGTACGTGATATTGTAGTCTGTGCATTAGTATTATTACGATCAAAAATAATACTGCCGTCAGTTTTTCCAGTGGCAGATTTACTAGCTGCTAGAGCCGGTGCTTGCATTGCGGTGATATTTTCTCGGCGTTCAGTCGCTGCGTATTGTTGTAATTGAGTGGCACGTTGACGGGTATAATCCTCTAGAACAGACATTGGATTTACACCTTCCATTCGCTGTAGGTTTTCGATATTCTGATATAAAGGTGTATCTACATTGTCATTACTAACCAGGGAATCAGTAAGGTCTTCTGATAGGTTAAATGGTTTAATAGAGAAATCAATACCTTCTCTAGAAGTTGTAGGTTTGTTGCTACTCATTGATTGCGTATCACCGACACGTTGAAATTGTTCCGCGTGGCTAGATGTAATAGGCGGATTGATTACTTGTTGAGGTGCAAGCATAGGTTGTGGAATATAGGATTGGGGTGAGCCATCGCCACGAATACCAGCCCCAGTGCCTAGCGTCTGGCGTGCAGCAATCATTTCTTTCATCTTGGCATCTAAATCTTCATTATCCTTAATCATCGTAAATCCTAGAGATTGATTACTAGTGCTAGAAGTGGCAACTGGTCTAGGGGCGGGTGCAGGCGCATTTGATTGCTTGCCACTAGCACCAGAACCAGGATTCATCTGTTTTTCAAAAATTTTACTATGGAAATAAGTAGTACATTTATCCACTAGAGTCGCATTACATCGCATAAGATTTCGATCATTGGCGGGTGTCTTGTCATAAACTATCTTTGCCATTTTATCAAAGGTTGTGCGATAAGTGGGATTTTTAGAGATATCTTTATTAGTGCGACGTAGCACCTCACCTACAACCTGAGAATAAGTATTATCTAGATTATTAGGTGAATAATATAGGGCATCTGCAGAACCTGATGACATAGACATTCTTATTCTAGAACGGCACTTGGGATATACTATTAGTTATCTAGTTAATTTTTTCTAGTATTTAACCTACTACACCGAAGAAGGACTTTTACATCCTAATTTAATATTTTAATAGTCAATAATTATATGATTATATAATTTTATTTTATTAGTCAATCACATACTGATATATTTTGGTAAAAATAGAAAAACGGCAAAAAAATTGAATGTATATAGCCAGTGTAAGTATAAATATTTTACGACAAGTATCAGTGTCTTTTTGAATATGGACAAGCAATGCAATCCTAGGAGACAATGTGTGCGTTGCCACGTTGAGCCAGCACAGCTACCTGATAAAGGTTTTTGCGCCTCTTGTGAAAAGAAAAGGGTAATTGATGACCCGGGTGCTTTTTACAACAAATGCGATGTTTGCAAAAAGCATCATGTCAATGCTGTCCCGCCACCACGTAGTTAGGACTAGAGTTGATATTTAATATATTTTCTAAACCTTTGCAAAAAAATCTTTTCTTTTTTCAAACATTTTATCATCATTTATAATATTTCCCACTATATCTTCAAATGCGCGACCTTCTAGAAAGCTAGTTAGGAAATAAATACACTTGTTTACACCCTTGAAGATTTAAAATGAGACATAATAAATCTAAAAAGGTTTTGACATTACAGTCATATGTAAATTATGGTTATGACACGTCGTCATAGAATATTTTCATATTCCTACGTGTCTGAAGAATTATTGCTATTTTTCCTT